GCTATATGAAATAGTCTTATTGTCTAGTCCTGTTTGAATATCTAGAGAGGTAGTCTTGCATTTAGCGGGTCTATTGTTAACTAGGATTCTCTCAGACATTATTAGTTCTTGTAAGTGTGAACCAAAATCTTCGTGTACCCAACCCGAGTTAACCTTAATAGATTCTTGACCGCTAATATTGAACTGTTGCTTCTGACCTTCTTTAACATCGTAGTTAACTAGGTTAGACTGCATAAGGTTGTAGTCGTTAGATGTAACGCTTAAAGACTTCTTAGATGTCTTATACATAAACATTCTAGACCACGCACCATAACGATTAATGAAGTCAATATAGACGGGTGTGTACTTGCACTCCTCAATAGGTTTAAATGTCGCAGTCCAAACTATAGAACTACCACCCTCTAGGAACTCTACCTTGTTACCGTTGATTCTGTTAGGCGTGTATAATCTATCGAAATTAGTAACACCATCACTAGCTATTGTAAAGTTGTTTACAGTACCTGTTGATAAGTTAGTATATCTAACTACATCTCCTACCTCTGCGTCAAATGTAATTGAACCCGATAGTCTATCTTGGTTTGAGTAGTTACCTTTCTTGTAGTAAGTATAAACACCCTCAGATAGTAGTACTTTACCTAGGTCGGGGTTACTACCCTCCTCGTACTTACCAAACCCATCAAATGCAGTATAGACAGTAGAGTCTAACTCTGACTCTCCACTAGAGTCTGTTGCGAATCTCTTAATACGTACATTCACGTAGAAGTTGCTAGGTGTTGGTGTCTCGTATGCACCCGCATTACCACTAAACTGATTGAAGTTAAAATACTCACGAATATAAGGTGAGACATTGTATAAAGTCTGAGTGAGATTACTAGCGGGAATGTTCTTAGATAGAATGTATTGAGGGTCATTTGGCTCAGTACTTCCGCTCCATAATGTTAACTCTATTCTGCTAGATGTTTGTCCCGACTCATCTATCTCAATAATATAAGGCGACCTACTAAAAATCCTACTCATTTCTTATTCTTTAGGGTTGTTTTCTCTATCTGACTAAATAACTTATCTACATCTAATTTGTACCTCTTAACTAGTTCACTAGGTAGCTTCTTATAATGCTTCTCAAATGGCTTTGTAAAGAACAATGTAGGTTTGATACCGTGGTTGTATATGTGCCTAGCTAGAGCAAACTGTAGCGACTTTCTAGATACAAACTGACCTTTACTGTTCCTAGTTTGTTTAGGTAGCTTCTTTATAGCCCATTGACTAAATGCAGAAGCGGGAGGTGCTTTGTCTTTGTACTTATAACCACTTAATGATTTACCCGACTTCTTACCCTTAACCCCTCTATCTTGAAAGAATCCGTAGGGTTTCATCTTGAAGGTAATCTCTATACTATTAGGAGACTCCTTTACACGCGATTTAAGGGACTTAGATAACTCTCCGCTAGTCTTTTGCTTACGGAGATTTCTTTTTGCCTCAGAGATGATGTTCTTTCTAAACTCATCTAGATATTTTTGCACCTCAGACATTAGCAAATAGACATCCCATTAGGGACATTGATTGTAAGATTCATAGTCCAACCCGCCACAACGTTCTCGAATCTATCAGTAAAAGGTTCACAAGTAGGAGTTCCATCTACTTGGAATAGGTCGGTATGTAAGTCTCCTCGTCTTAACATCTCATACGCTCTAGTCAATACCTGTAGCATTGTGTTAAGCACGAAGTCCTCGTTATTGTTACCTATGAAATTACTACCAACAAAGCCGTCTGACTCCTCCTTAGAGAAATCTACTATATCCATAGCTATAATACTGATAGAATAAGATATAACATTCTCGTTCAATGTAGCATCGTTGACTATAATGTGACAGAGAGGGAATATAGATTGCTTTGACAAGTCAACCTTAAATATATCTCCCTTAGTCGTGGTGTTGATAATTGGGTCGGTATCCATATGACCCTTTAGTTTATCTATTAAATCGAAGTACATCATTTTCTAATCTTATTTAATTCTTGTTGTTCTATTTCGTTCTTTTGCTTTTCAAATGTGAGATAGGTAAGACATTGAAGAATGTTAAGTCGTGTGACTGAATCGAATCTTGTAAGGTCTCCATCTGCGATTGCGTATATTGAAGTATACCATCCCCATTGCTTGGAGAATTGTCCCCTACTTGAGAAGTCTTGACTTTCATCTCCGTCATTTGTTGCTTTGAATAACTGAGGATACATCTTAGTAATTCGGTCTCTAAATTGTAAAAAAAAACCGTTGCTCCTAGCGCAACATTCAAAGGCATATCTAACATTACCCTCTGCTTTTCTTCTGAGGGGTTATACTCCTCTATGTCGTGCATATTCCTAACCTTGTTTGTGATAGGTCTATAAAAAGCACCCATAGCTATATGGTAACTGTCAAAGTCTGCTATATTAGTCTCAAGGTCAATGTATTCTCCGAAACTCATATCTTCTAACTTAGGAATGTGTCCGTACTCTACACCATCTAGAGTAAACCTCTCTACTAGTTCTGTCTTAGCAGAGAAGATAGTTGTGAAATGCTCTACAAGGTCATTTAAAGACGTTACACGAATCTTTAACACTTCTAGCATAGATATACCGCAAAAGATACTTATCATCTTCTGAGCGATAAATTCTTCATCATCATTCTTAGACTGAATCTTTAGAAAGTCTTGGTATTGCTTTAGGGTTATTTCGCTTAAGTCTTTGGGTACTGTTAAATTTACTTCCATATCTATAAAACTAGTATCTGTAAAATCTGTTATAGTAACGAGCCATATTGTATGCTTCACTCAACATTTTAAACGATTGCCTAGGTTTCTGAGTGTTGAATATTAACTTAACACGAACACCCTTGGCTTCGTAGATATATCGCTCTACATATTGAGCCATCTCCTCTATGCTTATCTCCTCTATCATAGTATGGAATACTTACCTCTATTTGGGTTGCTTAGTTGATAGCTTACTGCATATCTAATAGCGTCAATTAAGTGGTTGAACTTATCACAAGGTGTTTGGCTTTTTTTCTCTAACCAACTATAGTTATTCAACTCCTTAACCAAGTCAACGCTATCCTCGTCTATTACTAGGTCATAGTCTTGTAGTAATGAAATACCATAAACAATGGAGTCTGCACCTTTGATTGCGGGAACTACATTATTACCTAGAGCATTTAACTCTGCTATAAGTCTAGGTTCTGCTCCATCTCCTACTATCAAACTATCCTTAGCAAAGCGTCTATTCATATCTGCTATGTGGGAAGTAGTTAACCCTTGCTTGTGGATATGTTGCTTAAGGTAGATTATCTTCCTGTCCTTATCTATTGATGTCTGCACCAATGTTGTAGGGTCATTACTGAACCCATAATCCTGCCCGAATACTGATGGCGTAACCTCTCTGAACTTGCCTAACTTCCAATTAGTGAATATAACGCCCTCTGCCTTCTCTAACCAACCTCCTAGTATCTGATGCTTATAACGTTCGGGTCTACGTTCTCTAGTGGTCTCTATTTGTTTTAGAAAGCTATCCGATAGATTCTCTTTATTGTCCTTGTAAGTGGTGTGTATATATGTCACGTCATCCTTACGCATATTAGTACCACCTTCAACACCTCTGCCCTCGAAGAATCTTTGGTATATGAAATGCTCCTTAGTCGTAGGGTTCAATATTAGAATGACTCTATTGTCTTTGTGCTTTGCTCTGATAGATAGGTCTATCTTGTCGAATATATCTTCGTGAACTAACTCTTCTGCCTCATCTAGTACCCAAGTAGTCACACCTTGCAATGACTTGAGGTTTGCGGTTTGGTCTCCCGATGAGGTCTTAATACCCTTGAAGATAATCTTACTGCCTGTCTGTAGGTTTGTAATCTCATCCTTTGTTATATGGAAGTCATCTACCTTATCTAACTCCTCTAGCTTCTCTAGGAACTCGGGAATGATAGATATGTGTGCAGACGCCATTGTGTAACGTGTGAACAATATAACGTGACCACGCTCATAAGTCAATGCTACAAGCAATGAGTTAACTGAGTAAGACTTACCACTACCTCGCCCACCTGTTACGACAAAGTACCTAGAGGACTCCCCTAGCAGTTCATACTTCTTATTGAGTTCTATCACTACTTAAACTTGAATAGTTCTTTGAAGTCGATGTTAACACCTTCAGTAGATTTGATATCTATCTGAGTCTCGGGTTTACCTAGATAATACTCAAGGAATAATTTACCCGCTTGAATGTCTTGCTTCTCGACCGCCTTAGTCTTAACCATTTTAAGCACCTCTACGACATCTTCTACTGAGTTCGCTTGTTCTAGTGCATCCCTGTACTGATTCTTTCTCTTATCGACTCCTTTCGCTTTTGTGGAGTTTCCCCCGTTGTTCTTTCTTTTATCCATTTCAATATAAATCAACTATTGATTATATACATAACTTCGAACCTTAGAAAATGTTGCACAAAAAAAAGGGACTCTCGTCCCCCTCTCTCTTCTTACTCCTTATCTTCTTAGTAATTATTTTAGTTATATATTTCGGTTCTGTCAAACCTTGTTATCTCTTCTTCTCTCTCCTCAGTTCCCAAGTTAAACGCCCAAGAGTCTAGAGTGATGTACTGAATATCCCCTAACTCTTTAGCTACAAGACTTTCTAGTTTTTGAGTGTAGTTTTTCTTACCCTTAACAATTCCTTCTACATATGTGTATTCCTTTCTATTTCCTGTTAACGTAATCTTAATAGTGGCTTCGTAATAATTCATCGTGTGTGTTTTTGTTTTGTTTACTGACGTAAAGGTAACGCTTTATTTTGTTTCTGCAAGTCTTTTTTAAAAAAACTTTCACTTTCCTTAAATTAATTTTAATCTCTAAGTATTAATACGTAGAAAAAAAGGGAGCTATTAACTCCCCTTATCTTAATCTTCGTACTCTTTGTATAACCTCTTAAGGTTTCCAACCATCTCTCTCACGCAACTAGAACAGTCTGTTGTAGTTCTAGGTACTTTCAATCTAAAGACTCTGTTGTAAATCTTTAGCATATCCCTTTGGTCTTGTATCTTAATCTGATTACTTCCCTTTGCAAAGAACTCAGTTAGGAAGTTATACTCATCTTCTTCTAAGCACAATGGCTTATAATATGGGAACATCTTGTTCAACTTCTCTTTTCTCTCATCACAACCGCAATCTTCCCCTAGTAGAAACTTAGCTACCTTTGCTACACCTGTGGCTTCTAAGACCTTCTCAACTGTATCTCCTAGTCCTTTAGGTGGGTATGATTCTGCCCATTCCTTTTCTCTAGATTTCATATACTCTTTGTACTCTTTTGTACGCTTGTCGTTTATCTTCTTTCTTGTCATATCTTTTATTTTACCCTTGACCCCTACTTGGTTTCTTGTAGGCGTTTTGATTCTTACTTGCGTTCTTACTATGAACACCTTTTCTTTTCTTCTTTACGGTTTCTAGTTTACCGCTTACTATTTGTTTCGCCATTATAAATTGCTTTTTCTATTTCGCTTAAAGTATGGTAGGCATACAACGGAGAAGATAAACCCTCTTCTTCCGTTATATACGATTCTGTCTTGTTACCCATTGTAGCTTTTGTATTATCCTCCATACTACAAGTCTTCTTCAAATCTAAACAGAACCAACCTAATCTAGTCTCTACCCAATCGTGCATAATTAAATTAATTCGTATTCTTCGTTTAGGTAATCTTGGTAATCTTCAGACACCTCATCTCTAATTGTATCCTTACATTTCTTTAACGTTGTAAATATGCTAGAGGTTGATATACCCGTCTCTTTGCTGAGGGTTCTCATCGACTTACCTGTGTCCCTGTAGAGTTTAAATAACAACTCATCGTACCAATGCAAACCCTTAACAACTATGTCTACCTTATCGAATATTTTGTTCAATGCGTCTGCCTTCTCTATCTCCTCT